TACGATTTTATTCTTCGTGAACCATATATTGCGAACCGTAAGCGAATCTATGACAATTATGCGGGTATGTTCCCCACCTTTGAGAGCTTTACTCAGGTCATGGATCAGTGTACCGAGAATTATGAGTGTCTGGTCATAAATAATAATGCGAAGTCGAACAAATTACAAGATCAAATCTTCTGGTATAAGGCACAACAGCACGGGCCTTTCAAGCTGGGCAGTAAGGAGTTCTGGGAAATCTCGAAAAATCTCGGTTCTGACGATGAAGGAGAGCAGTCATACGATCCAACTGCAGCGAAGAACAGTAAGGCGCCCAAGATTAATGTGAAAAAGAGTAAGTGGTAGACTATCGTAGTCGTCGACGTCTAGTCTGCCCGCCAAGAATAGCACATGGTGTTCTTGGTGTATTGGAACCGTTATGTTGTTGGTTAGAGATATCATTAAATGACACAAACTCGCCTATTTTTGTGGCAGTAATCCCGCGCGCTATTGCCGTCCTTTTCTTCCGCGTGTTTGCATCACTAAGTGTCATGTGTACTTTGGCCGAACCTTCCGGTGCAGAAGTATACAGTAAAATAAGTCGCGCGATTTCGTCATAAGATTTAATCACACGACGACACGGAATATTTGCCGATTTCATATTTGATTTGAATACATCGTAATCGAAATCGAGCGTGTGGATATGATGGATCGGGTGTTTCTTATCTTTATCTGGAATAATGTCAACCCCCCATATTTCTTCATAGGCCCATTCCATTTGCGCTTGATCCCAATCCGGGTAACTATTTGACGTGATTGCATTGTCAATCAATGATGCAAATACAAGACAAAAATGAATATTTCGGTGAATCATTAATCTAGATTTAGATTCTGTAGTTAATCCGCGACTGTCAACAAACCGGTTGCTACGTGAAGTTCTAGAGCTTGCTTCATTTCCAATCCAAAATGGTAATGATGAACTTAAAATTTTGATAAACCTGTCATAATAAGGTTCTAATACTGCTTTGCTTGTGATTTTAGATAGAAATGTACCCTGTGAGGTTTTTGTATGAAATGCCGACTGTCGCGACCGTTTATATTTCCAGATTTCATCTAGTATTGCATCTTTGTCTGTAATATCGGCAACACGGCCAAAATCAATTGCACGAACATTATCTTTATTTTCTGTATCTATAAACCAGTTTCCTTGATGTGCGTCGACCAATTGTTTTTTCTGTTTACGCATACACAATAATTGAATTGCACCAGCGCCGCGTGCCGCAGCTACTCGAAGTCGTTGATTTTCTACACTTGATATTACCTTATACGTATTATCACCGGTACCGCCTGCAGCACGTGTATCATCACCAACCATTTCCATACACATCATAACCACCGATGTTTTGTGTTTAGGTATTTGATCCAAGAAATATTCAAATACACGAATCACTTTGGCGCGTTTAGCCGTATCGGGCTTTCGTTGAATAGCAGTTATCATACACTGAATATTATCCTCATCAAATTCTATTAAATCGCCGATGAGTGATGGAACCATTTTTTCGCCAATATGAAATGTTTGGTATAACTCATTGTGATTTTTCTGTTCTATAGTTATCTCATCTGTTTCTAGACTAGATTTCTCAATCTCATTATCATCATCGTCCGTATCATATTCCGGATCGGTCGGTAATACAAGTTTCAGATCATCTAAATCTTCGTCGTCTGGATCGTTGCGCTTCATTACTATTTTTATCACAATAGATGATACCGCGACCCCACCACTTCCGGCTCGTTGTTTTTTTTTACCATTTACAGCAATATTATCACTTCGCATAAAAATATCACCTGCTGCGTCAACAATACCATTTTGGCGATGAAGGATAAAAATAAAACCAGCCATTGAACTAAATGTAAGTGGATTAATTACTGTATCATCACGCATCATCGCTTCGATAAGACATTTATTGATGCTCTTTTCACCTCTTTTACTTAAACAATAATATACTCCTCCCCCTTTCATAATATTAGATGAACTTGTCTCTTATATTATGATATTATGAAAAACTATTGACAAATAGAATTGACAAATAGATCGAATCTTGAAATTAGTTCTAATTACTTGCGTCAGTGTCTGTCCCTGCACCTGACACCAACTTCGACAATCCATGGTCGCTATTTTTATCCATGACGACATCTTCCCCCTCAAACAGTTCCTTCCTCATCTCTTCGACTGTCATAGTCACTGACGCAGATTCATCGGCCGAATTCCAAATACCCCCGCCCGCACTCTCACTTGCATCGCCCTCAAGATCACGCGGCTTCGCATCGACCAAGGTCTCGCCGTCTGTTGCCAACATCTGCGTCAACTTATTTCCGCTCTCCTTCGCCAGCTTGATATTCTCCTGGATCGCCTTCGCCTTCGTCTCCTTGACACGCTTATCAAACTCAGTCTTGGCCTGATCCTCGTTCTTCTTCTTCTCCGCCATCAACTGGTTCAGTGTCTCCTCCATGTACTCAACCCGCCCAGTCTTGTACGCGTCAGGGTGAAACGGTACCCACATTCCCACGGGTCCGACGAAAACATCGTGATTGGGATCCACCTCTCGCAACATCTGGCAACGCAGCTCCGCCTCTTTCTGTGACCCGAAGACACCGCGAACCTTCATTCCACGCACGGATGTCTGGAAATTGTGTTTTTCATTAAACTCATTCTCCAGATCGTCTTCATGTTTATCTAGGAATGTCTTATATTCGTCATAGATATTGGTTTTTTGAAGGGTCTCTTTCTCTTCTTTAGCGAATTCTTGAAAATCAGCTGAAATTTTGTCGAAATTGACATGATATTTGAATGATACGAAATTTAGGAACTGGATGAACTTCTCCATTGACTTTTGATAGTCCCAATAATGAAGAAACTTCTCAAAAAAGAAATGATCCTTCTGTTTCAAAATGTGTTCTGGAGACACAAAAGAGAGACATGCGAACTTTTGACCAGCAATCGGTTTGTCTTCCTCTAACAAATCAATATATTTAGGGTTCGCATCGCCAGATGAGGAATGCTTTAATTCAACGCCGGAAGGAGGTGGAAATGACATAGCGAAATGAAGCGAAATGAAGCGAAACGAATTTATAATATACTAAGTTATACTTTATTTAAGTGTTTTAACGCATTCTATTCTATTGGCCATTTCATTCCATTTTAATTTCTTCTTATTATTTATAATAAATCTCTCAAATGTCCGGAGTTTTTGATTTAGGTGAACTCGTTAAGAGAACCATTAAGTATCTGGTGGAAGGTGTTATGGTTGCTATCGCTGCCTACGCCATCCCTAAACGCAGCTTGTCTTTTGATGAGGTCGCGCTCATCGCTCTCACTGCTGCAGCTACCTTCAGCATCCTTGACACATATGTTCCCAGTTTGGCTGTTTCGGCGAGGACCGGTGCTGGTTTCGGTATCGGTGCCAACCTTGTCGGATTCCCCACACCTCTCCGTGTCTAAAAATAGTGGAACTACCGGGTTCCCCGGTTTGCTATAATATATGCTTCAAGTAGTATATATTAAAGAACACAATGGTTGTATTACCAGGTTTCAATGAATTTCGAACCTGGGTTGGAATGCCTCCACCTAAAAAGGAAAGTGGCGCAGTCACTGAACTACGCGAACGTTTTAATTCATACCATTATCATATCATAGAACGCGATCCTGATCGTTTTCGTATCTTCGTTGTTTTAGCAATCGTGTATATTGTTGTTCTTCTCGTCCAACAAAAACGATATTATTGGTGGTATCCATCATTCAATCTAACAATACCTGGATTTGGTAAAGCATTCCCAGACGGTCGATCTGAAATTCATACAGTTATGACTGAGTACATCATGAAACGAATGCCTAGTGACATTGCATTCTTTCGCATGACAGATATGAATCCTGCCGCTGCATTTAGATCTGTAATTACTCCAGACGAAATGACAGTCGAAGAAATGGACCAAATCATGACGAATTCGCGCGTTATATTTATAGCGATGTCTTTGAAATACTTTTACAATCGGGCTCGACCTGCTCACATTGCACCTGAAATCATTAATGAGAAAAATGGGACATTATTACATTCAGATTCAGCGAACACCCCAGCATATCCTTCTGGACATGCAATTCAAGGCTATTATTTAGCAAAAATACTCGCGCGAAAATTTCCTGCAAAAACACAGTCTATCATGGAAATCGCGACCAAGTGCGCGAATATCCGCATCATGGCCGGGCTTCATTACCCAAGTGACCGCGATTTTGGGTGGTGGGTCGTTGATCATTATTTGACCGATGTATAACATTCTGTATGTATGTTACTACCTTCGAGCTGGTTTCTTTTTAACCAGATCTGTCATTAATTTTTCATAATCGACATCTTGTTTTTCAATATCGCTATAACCTGCACGTTGTATTACACATATCGGAGTAATAAGATACCACCGATCTTCGCGCTGAAGACGCTTCCAGTATGAATCACATGCATACGCAGTAGCATTTCCAGGGTTTGCAATAAGTGCTTCGAGTCCTTCTTCGAAGTTCTGTATTAGTTTATCATAATATCGGCTACATACGAGATAACATCCGGTAGTTTGACAATTTGCTACTCGAAAACAATCAGGAGCTTCAACTTTGAAAGGAGGGTAATTATTACCGGAAAATAGAACGACATCCCACTCATCGCGAAAACGAGAAAGAAAAGATGATACTTGATGAACTAATATTTCTGGATGAATAAGAAATGCGTCATCTTCCAACATCAAAATATGGTCCCATCCATTCGCCTTTGCGAGTCGCAAGCACTCAATATGACTCTTGGTACAACCAATCGCGCCAGTTTGAGTGTCTTTGATCGCAGAAAATCTTGGAACAGGAGTAAATTTGAAATCTTCTGGGTAAAGAGAAGTAAGTTCTTCAAATTGTTTTTCAAATAATGCACGTCGGTCATTGCGTGAATCAAGATTGATATAGATTGCATGTTTTATATCAGAAAATTTACGGAGCATTATATCGTGGTATAATAATTATGAATAATTATGAATAATAAGAATAATAGATATTATTTATACCCATTTGCAGACTATAACCTACTTAAAAGTTATAATAGAAACATGATATCAATAAATAGATAGATAGCATAGTTCCAACAATGATAACTGTAACAATTATGGGTGGGCTAGGAAACCAACTGTTTCAAATATTTACAACAATTGCGGCAGCATTGCGTAATAAAGATACCTTTTTCTTTATGCAACATGACGAGTTACCTGGATCACATGGGTTTTCGCGTTATACCTATTGGTCAACCTTGTTTCGTGGATTAAGAAAATACCTTACTCCGTCTACCGATGTTACTGAAAAAATGTTTCAATCATTAGCGCGTTGGGATGAAATCGGGTTTCATTATACAGAATTACCAACTGAAACCCTGAAATATACGAAACCTCTTCGGCTTCACGGATATTTTCAAAGTTATCGATATTTTAACGATAACTTCGCGGAAATATGTGAATTAATACAATTAAAACAGCAGCAAAATTGGATCAAACAAATATACGGAAACGAATCGTGGAGTAATGAATATATTGGAAATTCGAACAAGAAACGTATATTAGTAAGTACACATTTTCGAATCGGAGACTATAAACACTTATCACATATTCATCCATTAATGTCTGCTGAATATTATTATCGGGCGATTAACCAAATCATATCCGGAAATCATGATAAAAATGCATCGTATACGTTTCTTGTTTTTTACGAACCGTGTGACAAGGAAACTGTATCGAAGAATATTGCCGATATCAACCGACGATGTAGTACAGATATAAATGGACCTGCATATGGTCGCGATATACAGTTTCATTTTGTCCGGGATACAATTGTAGATTGGCAGCAGCTGTTATTGATGAGTGTGTGTGACCATAATATCATTGCGAATAGTACGTTTAGCTGGTGGGGGGCATATTTGAATGCGAACCCGAAAAAGGTTGTATGCTATCCGAGTCTTTGGTTTGCTGCGGGTGTTTCACATGACACGCGTGATATGTTTCCGGAAGCATGGAAGAAGATCAATGTAAATCCTTCATAATGAACCTTACAAAAGAAGCCACATAACCCTTATTTTCAGTCCACTTCCAACTTCAAATCCAAATCAAATGCCCCTATTGTAATCGATTGGAACGCGTGAGATTGAGGCCACGAACCAGCATTCAGAGGCCATTCTGTTTTCTCCCTAAGGTGTCGCTATAAACTCCCAATCCAATTCAATACATATCTTCTTCCAAATCTGATCTTGTTCGATCCGTTTCTCTCGATCTTTCAACATTGGAAAGAACGGCAAGAACTCGCGACGCCCGAGTAATTCGCACAGCTTGTACACGGTATAATAATAATTCAGGAAATTCACACGATCGTCCGGACAGAATTTCGCATACGGTCCCTGGATTTCCATGAAAAGGTTACACAACCTGTCTTCGAGGTCAGGCGTCATAACGGGCGGTTTGATCCCCAGCTTATCTTTAATAAATGGAATGTGCTCATAATATTTATTAAATCCCAGTTTCTTCATGATCTCTTTCGCTTTCTTATCGGTGAATTGAGAGATTTCAATCCGTTCCTTCTTTATTTGCTGTTTGATGCTTTCTAGTACATTATCGGGTATGCATGTAGTCTCCTTCGCTTGGAACTGCGCAAGAATCTCTCGAAAATGATTGATGCGTTTATATGCGTAAAAGCACGCCTCTTTCGGCGGTTCTTTGTAAGATGGTTTTTCATTGTCGATGAGGAATACAACCTGCTTCGCGCACTGATTACAAACCATAATGCCTTCGCTTTCGATAGGAATCATCTCGCCTTGGTGGCAAAACTGGCATATGTCCGTGGGGTAGACATATTTAGAAACATCCATATATGTTTGATCGATACTTGCCAGGTATTTTTCAACGTTATTATGTTGATTTTTGAAGAGTTCTTCTGTTTTTTTCGCTTCGGGAAGATTGAAAAATGCATTTAGGGATTTTGTTTTCATCGATCCGCCACTTGTAATTGTTTTCTTGGTTTCAAAGTATTCGAATATATACTCGCTATTGTTCAAGTAGTAGTTTTTGTAGTCTTGTTGGTATTTTTTGACTGTTGTATTAATTTCTTTGATACGATCTCGGATTTCTAGGCATTCTTCAAGGGTGCTCGGCGGCTTCGTCGCTTCTTTGCTTCGCAAATCCGCGACTACACCACCTCGCGCTTCGCCGCTATTTTTGTCGTCGGATTTAGTAGATGTTTGTTTAGCATAATTCCCGTCGCTGGGGGGCGGAACCCCCTTCCCGTCGCTGGGGGGCGGAACCCCCCCTTTAAGCAGCTGTAATCGTTCTTTTAGCACATTTCTCTCGTTTTCAAGATCGGGAATAATTGTATCTTGTATATATTGAAAATCCGACTGTAATTCTTTATGTTTACTATCTAGCGTTGTTATGCTTCTCTCGTCAAGCACAATCTTTTTAGGCGGTTTATATTTGAACAGTGACATAGTTTCCACACTATCGC